ACTAAATTTAAAGCGAAATATTTCCAAGGTTTCCACAATAAATTTGAATTAAAAGCAGAAGCTAACGGTATTGATGAATATGAATATGAATATGGAGTGAATGGTCGTTTCCAACGTGGATTTGCAACACTACCTGAGGCTGTAACAAAGAAACTTAAGGCGACTGGATACAGATTCCATGACACTACAAAAGCAGATGCGTTAACTGGCGAAGATTTAACAGCAATTCCACAACCTAAGGTAGATTCATCAACGGTTACACCAGGAGAGGTATAAAAATAGGGCGTTAAGCCCTATTTATTTTGTTTAAATTAATCATGAATGGAGATTTTAAGTTATGAATGTAGAAATTAACGGAAAGTCATTAGAATTAAGTTTTGGTTTTAAATTTTTAAGAGAAATCGATAACCGATTAGGTTTAAAAGTTGAACAAGCTTCTATCGGTCAAGGTGTATCAATGTTGCCTGTAGGTTTAGAGAGTGGAAATCCTGTTGTGATTGGCGAAGTTTTAATTGCAGCTACATCTCACTTGAAAAAACAAGCAATTACTATTAATAACATTGATGAAGCGCTAGATGAAATCGCAGAAAATATCGGACTAGAAGAATTCGGTTCAGATATTTTAACGGAGTTGGGAAAGCGACCTATGACCCGAAACCTAGTCGAAGTAGTGGAAGCGGAAGAGAAACCAGTGGAAGCGTAATAACTTACGACAGAATCGTTATAACTTGTATGTCAACACTTGGTATTACAGATTTGAACGTTATTGAGCAAATGACATTAACAGAATATAACTATCGAATGTATGCGAAAGAGTATGAAATGCTAACCCAAGAATTCGAACGTTACAAACTTGCGTTTGCTATTCGTGATGCTGCAGCTACTAAAAATGTTGGGACAGAAAATAAACCTAAAGAGGAATATGTTTTTAACAATGCAAACGACGTATTGCCTTATGAAGAAAATATCCAACGGCTTAACGAAGGTAAAGATATAAGATTTAGCAGCGAACGTGATGAATACGAACCACAAAATAATGAATTCTTTAAAGTTATAGCAGAATTTAATAAGCAATAGAAAGAGAGGTGTTAATGTGACGGAATATAAAATTAAAGCGACTATTGAAGCTAGTGTAGCCAAATTCAAAAGGCAAATTGATAGTGCGGTTAAGTCTGTGCAAAGATTTAAACGAGTAGCAGATCAAACTAAAGATGTTGAATTAAACGCTAACGATAAAAAATTACAAAAAACTATCAAGGTTGCTAAAAAGTCTTTAGATGCCTTTAGCAACAAAAATGTAAAAGCTAAATTAGATGCTAGTATACAAGACTTACAACAAAAGATATTAGAATCAAATTTTGAACTAGACAAACTTAACTCCAAAGAAGCTAGCCCTGAGGTTAAACTACAAAAACAAAAGTTAACTAAAGATATCGCTGAAGCAGAAGTTAAGTTATCCGAACTAGAAAAGAAGCGTATCAGTATTGACGTCAATGCAGATAACAGTAAATTCAATCGAGTGTTAAAAGTATCTAAAGCTAGTCTTGAAGCATTAAATAGGTCTAAAGCCAAAGCTATTATAGACGTGGACAATGGTGTTGCTAACTCTAAAATAAAACGCACTAAAGAAGAGCTTAAAAGTATTCCAAACAAAACTAGATCTCGACTAGATGTAGATACAGGGCTTTCTATACCAACTATTTATGCGTTTAAAAAATCATTAGACGCATTGCCGAACAAAAAAACAACAAAGGTAGATGTCGATACTAATGGTTTAAAGAAAGCTTATGCCTACATAATAAAAGCAAACGACAATTTCCAAAGACAGATGGGGAATTTAGCTAATATGTTCCGTGTGTTCGGTACTGTAGGTTCTAATATGGTTGGTGGATTACTAACTTCATCTTTTAGTATCTTAATACCTGTAATAGCGAGCGTAGTACCTGTAGTATTTGCGCTATTAAACGCTATCAAAGTGTTAACTGGCGGTGTACTTGCTTTAGGTGGTGCGGTAGCAATAGCCGGCGCTGGCTTTGTAGCATTTGGCGCAATGGCTATCAGCGCTATAAAGATGCTTAGTGACGGCACTTTACAAGCTAGCTCAGCAACAAACGAATACAAAAAAGCTTTAGATGGCGTAAAGTCAGCATGGACTGATATTATAAAGCAAAATCAATCCGCTATATTCACAACTCTTGCAAATGGTTTAAATACTGTTAAAACTGCAATGCAGAGCTTACAACCATTTTTTAGTGGTATTTCAAGAGGAATGGAAGAAGCGTCTCAAAGCGTGCTTAAATGGGCTGAAAATAGCAGTGTAGCTTCAAGATTCTTTAATATGATGAATACAACGGGTGTTTCGGTATTTAACAAGCTATTAAGTGCTGCAGGCGGTTTTGGTGACGGGTTAGTTAATGTGTTCACGCAATTAGCACCACTGTTTCAATGGTCGGCTGATTGGTTGGATAGATTAGGTCAATCATTCTCTAATTGGGCTAATAGTGCAGCTGGAGAAAATTCGATTACTCGTTTTATTGAATACACAAAAACAAATTTACCTATCATTGGTAATATTTTTAAAAATGTTTTCGCTGGAATTAACAATTTGATGAATGCATTCAGCGGATCATCAACTGGCATATTCCAATCTCTTGAACAAATGACAGCTAAGTTTAGAGAATGGTCTGAACAAGTCGGGCAATCTCAAGGTTTTAAAGATTTTGTCAGCTATATACAAACTAATGGACCACTAATAATGCAATTAATTGGGAACATTGCAAGAGGATTAGTTGCATTCGCAACAGCGATGGCTCCTATAGCTAGTGCAGTATTACGCGTTGCAGTTGCAATAACTGGTTGGATAGCTAACTTGTTTGAGGCGCATCCAGCTACAGCACAATTAGTTGGTGTCATTATAACTTTAGTTGGTGCATTTAGATTTTTAATTGCTCCAATATTAGCGGTAATGGACTTTTTAGGACCATTAGCAGCAAGATTGGTTGCATTAGTAACTAAGTTTGGTTGGGCTAAAACAGGAACTTTAGTATTAAGTAAGGCAATGACATCGTTAAAAGGTCCAATAAAATTAGTTACAGCTATATTCCAATTGTTATTCGGTAAGATTGGATTAATTAGAAATGCTATCACAGGACTAGTAACTGTGTTTGGTATTTTAGGCGGTCCAATAACAATAGTAATTGGTGTAATTGCTGCATTAATAGCTATATTCGTTTTATTGTGGAATAAAAATGAAGGATTCAGAAACTTTATTATAAATGCTTGGAATGCGATAAAAACGTTTATGGTTAATGTTTGGAATGTATTAAAAGCTGTAGCTTCGGTTGTATGGAATGCTATTTTAACAGCTATCACTACAGCAGTATCGAATGTTTACAATTTTATAATGATTGTTTGGAATCAAATAGTCGCTTATTTACAAGGGCTATGGAATGGAATTATCGCTATTGCAACAACAGTATGGAACCTTTTAGTTACAATCATTACAACTGTTTTTACGACGATAATGACAATAGTTATGACGATATGGACAGCTATTTGGACGTTCTTAAGTACAATCTGGAATACGATAATTACAATCGCTACAACGATTTGGAATTTGTTGGTCACTGTAATAACTACAGTATTTACCACAATTATGACTATCGCAATGACAATTTGGAACGCTATTTGGACGTTCTTACAAACGTTGTGGAACACTATAGTTACTGTGGCAACTAAGGTTTGGAACGCTATCACTACAGCTATATCTACTGCGTTACAAGCGGCATGGAGTTTTATTTCTAATATATGGAATACGATTTGGAGTTTCTTATCTGGTATATTAACGACAATTTGGAATAAAGTTGTAAGCATATTCACACAAGTTGTTTCAACTATATCAGACAAAATGTCTCAAGCTTGGAACTTCATTGTCACTAAAGGTATGCAATGGGTATCTACTATAACAAGTACGCTAATTAACTTTGTTAATAGAGTTATTCAAGGATTCGTTAATGTTGTAAACAAAGTTAGTCAAGGTATGACAAATGCAGTAAATAAAATAAAAAGCTTTATAGGAGATTTTGTGTCTGCAGGTGCTGATATGATCCGTGGTTTAATTAGAGGTATTGGACAAATGGCTGGTCAATTAGTAGATGCAGCTAAAAATGTTGCTAAGAAAGCTTTAGATGCAGCTAAAAGTGCTTTGGGTATTCACTCACCTTCACGTGAATTCATGGATGTTGGTATGTATTCAATGCTAGGTTTCGTTAAAGGTATAGATAATCATTCAAGTAAAGTTATCCGTAATGTTTCTAATGTTGCAGATAAAGTAGTTGATGCATTTCAACCTACATTAAACGCACCTGACATTTCTAGTATTACAGGAAACTTAAGTAATTTAGGTGGAAATATAAATGCGCAAGTACAACACACACATTCTATTGAAACATCACCGAACATGAAAACTGTTAAAGTTGAATTCGATGTCAATAACGATGCGCTTACTAGTATTGTTAACGGCAGAAATGCTAAACGCAATTCTGAGTATTACTTATAAAGGAGGTTACAAATGGACATAGAATTAACAAAAAAAGATGGTACTGTAATCAAATTAAGTGAATACGGGTTTATCGTTAACGATATAGTAATTGATAGCATGCAAATCAACACAAAGTATCAAGACAAAGAAAATATGAACGGTCGTATATTAATGGGGAGCAATTATATCAGTAGAGATATAGTTGTTCCTTGTTTTTGTAAAGTTAAAAATCGTTCAGACATTGCTTATATGCGAGATATGTTGTATTCGTTAACGACAGACATAGAACCTATGTATTTGCGAGAAATCAGAAGAAAAGAAGAGTTGAATTACAGGTTTACTCAACCAACTTCTGATGATTACGTGAAATTAGATAAAAACAACTTCCCGGATTACGAATATTCAAGACACGATCAACAAATTTATGTAAATGGTAAACAGTATAAAGTTATTTTTAACGGAGTTATAAACCCTAAACAAAAAGGTAATAAAGTTTCTTTTGAACTAAAATTCGAAACTACAGAATTACCATACGGTGAAAGTATTGGAACAAGCCTAGAGTTAGAAGAAAACAAAAAGGTTGGATTGTGGTCGTTTGATTTTAATATTGATTGGCATGCAGGCGGAGACAAAAGAAAGTATACATTTGAAAATTTGAGCAAAGGTACAGTTTATTATCACGGTAGTGCTCCTAACGACCAATTCAACATGTATAAAAAGATAACAATTATTTTAGGCGAAGATACAGAATCGTTTGTATGGAATTTAACGCATGCTGAAATAATGAAAATCGAAGGGATCAAACTAAAAGCTGGAGACAGAATTGTTTATGATAGCTTCCGAGTTTATAAAAACGGTGTTGAAATAAGTACCGAAACGAATATAGCCCAACCAAAATTTAAATACGGAGCTAATAAATTTGAGTTTAATCAAACGGTACAAAAAGTTCAGTTTGATTTGAAATTTTATTATAAGTAGGTGTCAGAATGACAATAACTATTAAACCACCTAAAGGTAATGGCGCACCTGTACCAGTAGAAACAACTTTAGTAAAAAAAGTTAATGCTGACGGTGTATTAACTTTTGATATTCTAGAAAATAAATATACTTATGAAGTTATTAACGCTATAGGGAAAAGATGGATTGTTAGTCATGTCGAAGGTGAAAACGACAAGAAAGAATATGTAATAACTGTCATTGATAGGAAATCAGAAGGCGACAGACAACTGGTTGAATGTACTGCTAGAGAGATTCCTATAGACAAGTTAATGATTGATAGGATTTATGTTAATGTAACAGGATCTTTTACAGTAGAAAGATATTTTAACATTGTGTTTCAAGGTACTGGAATGCTTTTTGAAGTCGAAGGTAAGGTTAAGTCTTCGAAGTTTGAAAATGGTGGTGAAGGCGATACAAGGTTAGAAATGTTTAAAAAGGGATTAGAACATTTCGGTTTAGAATATAAAATAACGTATGACAAAAAGAAAGACAGATATAAGTTTGTATTGACGCCTTTTGCAAATCAAAAAGCGTCTTATTTTATTTCTGACGAAGTCAACGCCAACGCTATAAAACTCGAGGAAGATGCAAGTGATTTCGCCACCTTCATTAGAGGATATGGTAATTATTCAGGAGAAGAAACATTCGAACACGCTGGGCTCGTAATGGAAGCTAGAAGCGCATTAGCTGAGATATATGGCGATATCCACGCAGAACCATTTAAAGATGGTAAAGTGACTGACCAAGAAACTATGGATAAAGAATTGCAATCGAGATTGAAAAAGTCGTTAAAACAATCTTTGTCTTTAGATTTTTTGGTCTTAAGAGAATCATATCCAGAAGCAGACCCACAACCCGGAGACATAGTACAAATAAAATCTACCAAACTAGGTTTGAATGATTTAGTCCGTATAGTACAAGTTAAAACGATTAGGGGTATAAACAATGTAATTGTTAAGCAAGATGTAACGCTTGGTGAGTTTAATCGAGAACAACGATATATGAAAAAAGTTAATACTGCAGCTAACTATGTTTCTGTATTAAATGATGTTAACCTTTCTAATCCTAGTAAAGCGGCAGAAAACTTGAAGTCTAAAGTAGCGTCAATAGCTAAATCAACACTCGATTTGATGAGTAGAACTGATTTGATTGAAGATAAACAACAGAAGGTAAGCTCTAAAACTGTGACTACATCTGACGGCACTATCGTTCATGATTTTATAGATAAATCAAACATTAAAGATGTAAAAACGATTGGAACGATTGGCGATTCTGTAGCTAGAGGATCACATGCGAAAACTAATTTCACAGAAATGTTAGGCAAGAAGTTAAAAGCTAAAACGACCAACCTTGCAAGAGGTGGTGCAACAATGGCAACAGTTCCAATAGGTAAAGAAGCGGTAGAAAACAGCATTTATAGACAAGCAGAGCAAATAAGAGGAGACCTAATCATATTACAAGGTACAGATGATGACTGGTTACATGGTTATTGGGCAGGCGTACCGATAGGCACTGATAAAACCGACACTAAAACGTTTTACGGCGCCTTTTGTTCTGCAATTGAAGTTATCAGGAAAAATAATCCAGCTTCAAAAATACTTGTAATGACAGCTACTAGGCAATGCCCTATGAGTGGTACAACGATACGCCGTAAAGATACGGACAAAAACAAACTAGGGTTAACTTTAGAGGATTATGTCAATGCTCAGATATTGGCTTGTAGTGAATTGGATGTACCAGTATATGATGCCTATCATACAGATTATTTTAAGCCATATAATCCAGCGTTCAGAAAATCAAGTATGCCAGACGGATTGCATCCGAACGAGAGGGGTCATGAAGTTATTATGTACGAACTTATTAAAAATTATTACCAGTTTTACGGATAGAAAAGGAGGAAGACATGGATAACAAATTAATTATAGACTTAAGTAGAGTTTTCGATTACAGATATGTAGATGAAAATGAGTATAATTTCAAGCTTATTTCAGACATGCTGACTGATTTTAATTTCTCTCTTGAATACCATAGAAATAAAGAGGTATTTGCACATAATGGAGAGCAAATAAAGTATGAGCATTTAAATGTCACAAGTAGCGTCTCTGATTTTTTAACGTATCTAAACGGCCGTTTCAGCAATATGGTACTAGGTCATAACGGCGACGGTATCAACGAAGTAAAAGACGCGCGTGTTGATAATACTGGTTATGATCATAAGACATTGCAAGATCGTTTGTATCATGATTATTCAACACTAGATGCTTTCACTAAAAAGGTTGAGAAAGCTGTAGATGAACACTATAAAGAATATCAAGCGACAGAATACCGATTTGAACCAAAAGAGCAAGAACCGGAATTCATCACAGATTTATCGCCATATACTAACGCAGTAATGCAATCATTTTGGGTAGACCCTAGAACAAAAATTATTTACATGACACAAGCGCGTCCAGGCAATCATTACATGTTATCTAGATTGAAGCCTAACGGACAATTTATTGATAGACTGCTAGTTAAAAATGGCGGACACGGCACACACAACGCCTATAGATATATCGGCAATGAGTTGTGGATTTATTCAGCAGTGTTAGACGCTAACAACAATAACAAGTTTGTACGCTTTAAATACAGAAGCGGAGAAATGACGTATGGCAACGAAATGCAAGACGTTATGCCAAATGTATTTAACGATAGATATACGTCAGCAATTTATAATCCTATAGAAAACTTAATGGTTTTTAGACGTGAATATAAAACTTCTGAACAACAAGCTAAGAACGCATTAAATTTTGTTGAAGTAAGAAGTGCTGACGATATTGATAAAGGTATAGACAAAGTACTGTACCAAATGGATATCCCTATGCAATACACATCAGGTACGCAACCTATGCAAGGTATTGCTTATGATGCAGGTATCTTATATTGGTACACTGGCGATTCAAATCCAGCTAACCCTAATTACTTACAAGGCTTCGATATCAAAACGAAAGAATTGTTATTTAAACGTCGTATCGATATAGGCGGTGTGAATAACAACTTTAAAGGAGATTTCCAAGAGGCTGAGGGTCTAGATATGTATTACGATTTAGAAACAGGACGCAAAGCGCTTTTAATCGGGGTAACTATTGGACCTGGTAACAACAGACACCACTCAATTTATTCAATTGGTCAAAGAGGTGTAAACCAATTCTTAAAAAACATCGCACCTCAAGTATCAATGACTGATTCAGGTGGACGTGTTAAACCGTTACCAGTGCAAAACCCAGCATATCTAAGTGATATTACGGAAGTTGGTCATTACTATATCTATACGCAAGACACACAAAATGCGTTAGATTTCCCGTTACCGAAAGCGTTTAGAGATGCAGGTTGGTTCTTTGATGTACTGCCTGGTCATTATAATGGTGCGTTAAGACAAGTACTAACTAGAAACAGCACAGGTAGAAATATGCTCAAATTTGAACGTGTTATCGACATCTTTAACAAGAAAAACAACGGTTCATGGAATTTCAACCCACAAAGTGCTGGTTATTGGGAACATATCCCTAAGAGTATTACAAAATTATCAGATTTAAAAATCGTTGGTTTAGATTTCTATATCACTACTGAAGAATCAAAACGATTTACTGATTTTCCTAAAGACTTTAAAGGTATTGCAGGTTGGATATTAGAAGTAAAATCGAATACACCAGGTAACACAACACAAGTGCTAAGACGTAATAACTTTGCTTCTGCTCACCAGTTTTTCGTTAGAAACTTTGGTACTGGTGGTAATAGTGGTTGGAGCATAATAGAAGGTAAGGAGGTTGAATAATGGTAGTAGATAATTTTTCAAAAGATGATAACTTAATCGAGTTACAAACAACATCACAATATAATCCGGTTATTGACACAAACATCAGTTTCTATGAATCAGATAGAGGAACTGGTGTTTTAAATTTTGCAGTAACTAAGAATAATAAGCCGTTATCAATCAGCAAACATAATGCGATGACTAGTATTGTGCTTAAGACGGATAACTTCGACGATGAACACGGCGCTTATATTAGTGATGAACTTACAATTGTTGATGCAATTAATGGACGAATGCAATACGTTATCCCAAACGAGTTCTTAAAATACACTGGTCGAGTACATGCGCAAGCATATTTTACTCAAAACGGTAGCAATAACGTAATTGTAGAGCGTCAATTTAACTTCAATATCCAGAATGATCTAATTAGTAATTTTGACAGTAAAACAAAGCTAGTTTATATCAAATCAATTCAGGACTTAACAGAAAGTGTTAAAGAAGAAGTTGAGGACTTAAAGAAAAGTTTGAGTGATACAAAATCGTTGGTTACTGAAATTGATAGTCGTATTAATCAAGGTATTCAAAGATTAGAAATCAAACAAAATGAAGCGGTACAGATGATTACAACAACACAAGACAAAGCCGTTCAATATATAAATAGCGAGTTCCAGAAAATTGTTGATAAAGAGCAAGCGATTTTTGAACGTGTTAACGAAGTTGAACAACAAATCAATGGCGCTGACCTTGTTAAAGGTAATTCAACAACAAATTGGCAAAAGTCTAAACTTACTGATGATTACGGTAAAGCGATCGAATCATCTGAACAGTCAATAGAAGCTGTTTTAAGACACGCTAACTCATCTATGATTATTCATATTACTAATGCAAAAGATGCGCCAGAAAAGGCGGATATAGGCACGTTAGAGAAGCCCGGACAAGATGGTGTTGATGACGGTTCTTCGTTCGATGAATCAACTTATACATCAAGCAAATCTGGTGTGTTAGTTGTTTATGTTGTTGATAATAATACTGCTCGTGCAACATGGTACCCAGATGATTCAAACGATGAGTACACAAAATACAAAATCTACGGCACGTGGTACCCGTTTTATAAAAAGAATGATGGAAACTTAACTAAGCAATTTGTTGAAGAAATATCTAACAACACACTGAATCAAGCTAAACAGTATGTAGATGGTAAGTTACAAAGTATAAGTTGGCAACAACATAAGTTAACAGAACATAACGGTCAATCAATCCAAAAGAACTTATATAACGCCAAAGGTAATTTAGAAGCATTGGGCGCTGGTAATTACTATGCAACAAGAGTGCCGGATTTACCAGGTAGTGTTGAAAGTTATGAGGGTTATTTATCGGTATTCGTTAAAGACGATACAAACAAGCTATTTAACTTCACGCCTTATAACTCTAAAAAGATTTACGCACGATCAATCACAAACGGCAGACTTGAGCAACAGTGGACAGTTCCTAATGAACATAAGTCAACGGTATTGTTCGACGGTGGCGCAAATGGTGTAGGTACAACAATCAATCTAAC